GTTACTATTGTAGTAATCCATTGAACTAAATTCATTATTATATCCATTACTTTTCTCCTATTTAAATTGTTTGTTTAGTTACATCCCAACAATTAAGATTAGATGCTACTGTTCTTCTTTCACCCTCACCTTTGAAGGGATATACCATGTGTTGCAACCAAGAAGGAAATACTAACACTTTGCCTATCTCTGGTTTCATTTCAAAATTTTGTGGCGGTCTTAACCTTTCCAAATTTAATAATTCATTTCTTCCATAGTTAAAAGCAATATGACCATCACAATGTCCAGAAGCATTATATAAAGAATACTGTGGCGATCCAGCTACAGGTTGATCTAATATTTGCTGCGGTACTTTAGTCCACCCTGTTGTAGATATACCCATAATTGTTGCTGTGCCATGATCATGTAAAGGGTTGTAGTCTCCAGCGTAGCTATGTACTGACCAAGTTTCATCTATTTCTACCCTTTTAGGTTTAGTTAGTTTTAAACCCGTATAGTCAAAAAAGAAATTTATGTAATCAGAACCAAGGCTACAAATAAATTCAGAATATTCTTTAAGCCTAGAATCGTTATTATTTAAAAGTAATTGTTCGCCCTGTGATATTTGTCCTATTAAAGTGTCAGCTAAAGACTTTTTATTTTTATCTTCTCTATATTCATCTAAATAATTATTGATGTCGTCAACCATATTTGTAGGCATAAATGCCTCCATAACATAGACACTAGGCATATTATGTACTGCTACTTGAGCGATTAGTCTTCTCCTATTACTTTAGTAATTGACGCTACTTGAGTATCTTCCTTATTAGTAGTTTTTTCGTTATCAGAGGATTCTTCTTCTTCTAATTTTTTTGCCTGTGCTATAGCTGTTTTTCTTATAACTGCTACGCCTTCTAGCTCTGGACCTCTCCAAGCACCTCTTTCTGAACCAGCATCAATTATTCTTACTATATTCACATAAAATTGCTTATCCATGTTTTATCCTAAAGTTTTTTGAACAGATGTAGGTGTTTTTTGTCTTGATATTTTTGTTGCTATGACCTCTTTTCTCTCTGCCAAATCTTCTGCTGGCATAGTGGATTCAACCCAGCCTTGTACTTTTGAGGCTGTCAAATCTGACCAATTTGTAAAATTAGATAAATCGGATATGTCTAAAACTATACTTCCATTCATAGTGTAGTTTAAAAAATTACCATCTGAATCTTTGTTGGTATCATCTGTACCAGTTAGTTTCCAATGCACAGTATATACCACGTTTGATTTACCGCTTTTTGTGGGGTAAACATCGCAAGTATTGACATCCCAAGTGTAGTTTATTGCCATAATATTATCCCTCTAAAGTTGTTACTCTCGCTTCAAGTTCTTGTATACCTTTTACTAATACGGCTGTGAGATTACCATACGTTATACCCTTTTCACCTTCTTTTCCTATAACAACTTCTGGAACAATCTTTTCCATTTCTTGTGCTATAAAACCTATGTCTGTAGAGCCGTCACAAGTTACAGTATATTTTCTAGGCTGTAAGGCTTTGATGGTATTTAGTCCATAGGATATGTCTTGAATATTTTCTTTGTATGAAATATCAGAAGCATTAGTCCAAGCACCCGCGTTACTTAAAGTTGCTGTATTGTTACTGCTCGCAAACTTGTGTATCCCTGTTGAGACTTCATGGGTTCTGTGTCTATAAGCATTAGTCCCTGTTTGACCAACTAAAACACCACCATTATCGTTTGATTGTACTGTTAAAAACGCATTATTAACGACAGTTGTGTTTTTTATCACCAAACCATCGCCATCGATAATTCTCATAAATTCAGACAAGCCTGAAATGAAGGTCATAATATCGCCTGTGTGAACATACTCTAACTGACCTACTATTGTGCTGTTATTGTCTCCAAAAAATACTGAGCTATTTGCGTTATTTTGTGCGTTTATTTGTATTCCACCATTTGAAGAGTAAGTGCCAACAATCAAATCATCCGTATTAGCGTGTGCTGATTCAGTACCGCCAATATCTACTTGTCCAGTATTCAAAATAGTCATACGAGAAGTATTGTTAGTCCAAAATTTAAGGTAGCCGTTTTCTCTATTTCTTATAACAGCGTTAGCACCACCATCTAGCATACCTATAGACATACCATCAGATGCAGTTGCACCTCCGTCTTCTTGAGTTATATGAAGATAAGCATTTGAGTCAGCGTCTGGTTGATGTAAATGTAAAACAGAAGCACCCGCCGAAAAGTCAGAATTTGTACCTATAGAAACATAATCTTTTGCTGCATTTACATTCAAAAGATTTGCATTTCCATCACCTTCAACTCTAAAATCTATATCTTCACCATCTTCGTTAAAAACTGCTTCAGTCGTTTGCAAACGTATTCTTCTTACTTCTGAACCAGCTTTCATAGTTTTTATTGATAACATCCCATCTTCTGTGCCATCCGAGGCATCAATAATGGTAGTGCTAATAGAACCATATACTACGTCTTGCGAGTTATCGTTTCTGCCTTCAAAGTCAATACGACCTACAAGGTCACTATCTGCTGGAGAACTAGAGTTTCTATACATTCTAAGGTTAGGACCAGCATTAGCATCTGCATCAGTAGATACAAGAGAGAGCGTATCTGTATTGTCTGCTGTGGTTATTGTGGCTCCAGCAGAAGAAGTTATAGCTCCACTGACATCCATAGTTCCATTTACATCTATAGCGGTTGCTGTTAGATCGATTTCATCTGTTGCACCCAAACTAAGTACAGTTGCACTTGAACCTTGTATAAATTGACTGGCATCATTAAAACAAATTTTATTAGTAGAATTTAAAGTTAATCCTGTTCCATCTGTATGTGTAAGGGTAGTGTCTCCGTCTGCACCAAAAGTAACAACTGCTGAATCAGAGGTTAGAGTAAGATCATCTTCTACTTTTAAGTCTACTGTGTTTAAACTAGCAAAAGCATCAACAACTGCTGCTCCACTACCAGCACCATCTAGGTAAACTGCTTTAGTGTCTCCTGGAGGTATAGTTATGTTAGCTCCAGAGCCTTGCGAAATTATTATGTTTTGAGAACCGCTTGTAGCATTTTCTATAAACTGCATCCTTTTCATAGTGTTAGGTGCAATCGTAATAGTACAGGCTGAATCTAATGTGCCTGTGTATTTAAGATACATAGCTCTACCAGCGTCAGAAGCTCCATCTGCTACTGTAGTGGTATGAGTATCAGCATTTGTTGTTATTGCTTCTGTGCCAAAACCTAAAGCTTCACCAATTAACTCAAGATTTGTATTCGTGGTAGTGCCCCAAGTTCCTGAAGCATCTCCAGTACCCATCTCATTGAGTCTTAAATTATTTACATATGTACTAGCCATCTATTTTCCTCAAAAAATTATATATTATTATGCAACTTGACTCCAATCAGGAGATTGTGTTGTAGATATTTCTGTATAGTTTGCAGTTTGTGATTCATCTACTAATCCCCAAACATTAACTATTGTTGTTTGTCCATCACCTTCTACTCCAGTCGGTAAAACTACAGCTTTAGCTATTGTAGTTACACTACCCAAAGAAGTAGTACCTGAAAAACCTGTTACTGCTAAATTATTATTTGTTATTAAACTTTCATCACCTAACCCACTAGTAGAAACTACAGCAGTTACACCTACTACTGCTACTGCTTGTACTACTACTGTTCCTTGTGCTGAAGTTCCTGCATTACCAGTTACTGCTGTAACAGCACCTGCAACTACAGTTTCTGAGCCTAAAGCTGTTGTTCCTACATTTCCTGTAACTGCAACATTAGCAGCACATACAACACTTTCATCACCAAGACCAGATGTAGATGTGACAGCAGATACACCTTGAACTGCCTCACCAATTACTACAGAGTTTCCTACTGCTGTAGTACCAACATTACCTGAAACTGCTACTAATGCTTTTGCAACTACTGTTTCTGAACCTAATGCAGTAGTTCCTACATTACCAGTAACTTCTACAGGTATAGGGTTTCCCCACTCGCCTTGACCCCAAGTGCCTCGACCCCAACCTGTTACATTAGCCATTTACTAAGCTATTCTAATTATTGCGTTTGATGCGTCTGCTGTTGGAAATTGAATTGTAAAGTCGCCATTAGTAGAAGTTTTATCTCCTCCAAATGCCAATACACATACTGCTGGATCGCCTGATGCAGAGTCATTAAATATTAATGCACCATTAGCAGTAATGGTTGCAGAGCTAAATGTCAAATCAGCAAAATCTGTAAATGCTGTTGTGCCTGAAGTTGTAGGATCAACTCTAGTTAAAGCACCACCTTTAGCAGTATAGTTAGTTCCACTAGCTTCATTAGAAGTAGTATATGCAGTTGTACCAGCACCTAAACTAGCACTACTTGTATATAGTGCTAAATTAAATGTACTTCCACCTGAGTTTAAAAAATTGTGTTTTGCTTCCAAAAGTTCTTTTTTGAAAGAAGTGCACATTGCTTGTGATATTGCCATTACAGCCTCCTTATAATATTTGCCATTTCTTTATGACCTTGTTTCTCTAGCATACCTGCTACAGTTGATCTGTCACTCAAAATAGCTTGTTTCATATAAATTAATATAATTTTTTCTATTTGATCTTTAAAAGCATCTGCTTGTGCTTTTACCATAGGATCAGCATTATCGCTTACTGATACTAATCTTTCTAAAATTCTTTCAGTCCAATACTCAGGACTCAAGCCTTTATTCTGTGTGGTTTGTACAGCAACTTGTCCAATAGTTGATTCTATATCAACACTAAACATTTACTTTCCTTTGTCCATCCCTAAAAGCATCTTTACGATTATAACCATCTGATTCAAGTGTTAATCTTTGTAAGGCTTCCTGAAATCTTTTTTCGTAATTAACTAATATATCTGGCTCACCTTTCATAAAAGTATAAGCCTCTACTAAACTAGCATAAAGTAAAGCTTCTGTAGCATTTGTACCTAACCATGATGTTCCATCTGATGAAGCAGTAATAGATGCT